TGATGGCTTCCACGATTTCCCGGTTGGTTTGCTCGTTCATCTGAATGACCTTGGTGAAGTCCGCCATGATCTTTTCCAGAGCTTTCAGGAATTGCGGCATGGCCGTACCGGAATCCTTGGTTTCCTGGGCTTTCACGTCATTTTGAATCTTGTGATCGTTCATCTTCGCTTCCTGGGCCATCTTCTGTTCGGAAACTACCGCGTCCATGTCACACTTCTTCTGCTCGTTCTCGGATTGCATCTGTAACTTCGCGGACTCCAGTTCAAGCTGGGATTTGACCTTGAAAGTCTGTATTTCTATTTCAGCCTGGGCCTTTTCTCTCTCAAGTTGCAATTCAAGTGCCTGGACCTGTTTCTTGTGTTCAAGCTCCATCATGTCGGATTCCTGCTTCAACTTGATCTTCGCAACCTCGGTCTGCTGGTCCTGCTTCAAGGATTGGTTTTCCTCGCCGAGCTTCTGCATCTGTTTTTGCGTTTCCTCCATCTTCTGCTGCATCTCCGGAGGAATCTGGGGTTGTTCCTTCATCATCTTGATGATCTTGTCCTTGTTGCTCAGGGGACTCGCCATGATCACCGCTTCCGGAGGGAGGGGAAAACCTGACTTCACCATTTCCGCCATCGCCTGGAAATCCTCGACCTCCTGAGTCACCGTATCCGGTGCGTCGTCCATCACAATATCAACGTCCAGATTGATGATGTCGTTTTCGGTGGATACGACTTCCTTCATCATCGGGTTCGTTGCAATCTGCTGCTGCAACTGCTGGAGGATTTCAGGGGGGGCCTTTTGTGCCTCTGCTTGCTTGAGAAGCATCTCGCCCTTGGTGACGGGTTTGTTGAGTCCGACGAATTTCAAATTATTCTCGTCATCGGTGACTCTTAACCACATCTCGGCTTTCCAGTATTGCTTGATGCGGTTCCAGGTCTTGCGATAAACCCGGATGTCGAGGTTTTTAAGCATGTCGAACATCGGAGCAAGCTCGGTCTGCCCGGTGAGCGCTCTTTGTCTCAAAGCTACCCCGCTCTGCACGGTCTTGTCTTTCCCTTGGGTCGCGGCGTTGGCTCCGACCGTGTCCATTTCCATCTTGGACTCGGTCAGAAGGTTGAATTGGGCTTGAGCCATGTCTCCGGTTGGGAGAACCCCAAAATCCTTGCCCAGTTCACCGAAGGCAAACTCCACGTGTCCGTCCGGTTTTGCCAGTTCGGCGCGGGCTTTATTCAGGTCCGCCACCGCTCCAGCAGTACCAAAGGTCTGCCGCACGCTCATCAGGTGAAGGGCTTTTGACCTTCTCTTGTTGATTTCGTCCTGCACGTCGAGTACCTGCTTCAACGACCCGTAACGCCCGCCATCGCCATCGACAAAGAGGGAGGCGAATTCGTAGGCGTGTTCGGTTTCGCCTTCTTCATTCAAGTACGGTGACTTCCTCGGGTTCTTGCAGAATCCGCCCCGCGTGAAACAGGCGTACCACCAGTCTCCCTCCTTGGAATAGTAGAGTTCGACTATTTTTACCCGTCTCCGGGTGTTGTCCATCCAGCGTGGCTTGTCGTCATAGGTATCCGACCCGTCCTGCATGTCTTCGAGGATGTCTTTTGCGTCAGGGTATAAATCAGCCGCTTCGTCGTAGTCCATCCACACCACTTGACCAAGATAACGCGCGTCGGAGAAGTCTTTCCGTCTCGAATGCGGGTCAAACAGCATCCGGTCCCACTGAATCTGTCGAATGACGATCTTGAAGGAATTCCCTTTGGGCTTGACGATGATTTCAGCCCCGCCACTGCCTTCGATCAACAGGTTCTCCCAGGCATCAGAGCGTACCCGCTCGAACATATTATCCTGTAGGCAGAACCGCACTGCTTCAGTAGCAGCAGTGGCCCCCCCGGTATGTTTCGGCGTTCTCGGATAGGCTTTGGCAGTGGTTCGATTGGCCCGCTCCATGCCCATCAGAGCGTCCACCTTGGGTTTACAGCGGTTGATCACGGTCGCCGCCTGCTTCTGACGGGCAAGTTTGGCTTTTTCCTGCGGCGTCCACATTTCAGAGTCGTAGTAGGCGCGGCACTTCTCCGAGAGCGCGCGGGAGTCAATGGTGGCGTCCTCGGCCTCGGTGACGTAGCCGATCAATTCACCGTGTTCCTCGTCGGATACCGGCAGTTTCTCTTTCTTCGGTTTGGCCATCAGACGGTCCGGTAGGACTCAACTTCCGGTTCCCGGAAGCGGAACCATTCGCGCTCCCTCATCTTTTCTTTCTCGATCACGTTTGCCCACGGACGGCTCATGCAGGCGTACCTCGCGTCGTCGTAGGCGTGATCCTCGTTTTCGGTGTCCACATCTTCGGTATCCGATTCGTCCATCACAATATCCGGCAGCGTTCTCCAGAAGCCATCGTGACAATTTCGCGTAGCATACAACATCGGCCCGTCAGTGTCCCCGGCGATCCGGTTTCTCACTTCCAGATAACCGGCGTGGCGTGAATTGTCCGCGCGTCGCAGCGTCACTTTGTTGCGCGTCATGGTTTCCGCATGGGAAGGTCCACCGTCTACTTTCCACATCGAGGGGTCGGCGGCAATGTAGGCGAGTTTGCGCTCTCCGAGCCTGGTCTTTATGCCATCGGCCACTTCGGCGACTTCCATCCTCAGACCTTCATTTGCTTTACCAGCCCAGCCGTACCATTCCTTCCAGCGGATGATGGCCCCCCGTCTATAGAGTCTCCCATCGGGTAAGGCGTTTCCATTCGCCACCGTCCACAAACCGAAAGAGAACGGCCTCGAACTGCCCCAGTCAAGACTGCCGAAACAAATCCAATCCTCCGGCGGAATAAACGGGTCGATGCAATGAATGTCTCTACGGAGCTTTTCAAACGCCTGACCAGCGATGATGTCCCAGTCTCCCTCCAGCATGGCTCTCACCAGGTTATCGTTTCCCATCCCTCTCAAGCGGTCGGCGTACTCGGGATCGTCCTTGGTCAGGTGCGGGTTATCACTCAATTTGGCGGGAATGAACTGGCGCAGCATCCCCCCCTCGTCCGGAGGCGCGCGCCATACCTCAAACGGCCCCCGGGGTGAAATCCAGGTTCTTTTCACCCACGCATGCCCAATCGAGCCGGGGTTGGCCCCCGCTTCGATCCGGGGCAGCCGTTTCTCATACTGCGGTGGTACCACCAGACCAGCACGTCTTACCTGCGCTCTCAGGTAGCGATATTGAAAGTCGGTGTAATGCGTAACCTCATCCGGAAGTAACACGTGAATCTCGGCACCCTGATAGTTCTCCACATCCCGCTCGGCTTCGCAGTAACACAGATGCAGAACCGATCCGTTCCAGAACTCATACTTGTTATATTTCTCAAGAAACTTGACGTGCCCGGAAGCCATGTGCTCCCGCAATAAAGCTGGCAGCGACTTAGGGCCTTCCAGGTGATTCCTTCTCAGGTCGGAAAGTGTTCTGCGGAACAGATACACCTGAATACCCGGTACCTCCATGCACCAGCGAATACCCGACACCCGCATCAAAAAAGACTTGCCGCCACCCTTAGCCCCCCCGTACAAAACCTCCGTCGCTTCAGTATGAAAAGCCAGACTCTGCTTCGGCTCAAGATTAATCTCCACTAGTCCCAGTCCGGGTAAACCACTACCCCCTGCCCATCCTTCACAATCTCAAACGCAGCAGGATTCAACCTGTCCAGAGCTTCAACAATCTCCTCTAACTTCATACCATGATCCAGAGCCATCATACCTCCCTTAAATCAGGACAGGAAATAATGAGGCAGGGGGACTAATACGCACACACACCGACCCCTTGCCCTTTCACCCACGAGACAGCCCCCCCTTAAGCCCTGGACTGGTCTAAGCATGCTTATTTGACATAACACCAATTATGCGAACTCAGCCCTTATCCGGCACTGCCAGTACCGGTACAGCTATTGGCGTTATATCTTTGATAGGACTGGTATTAATGACCAGTACCGGGATGATGGTGTGGGTGATCTCTTGCTTGAACCCGAACGTGGGTGCATCCAACCGTTCCAGGTCCCACTGAGCACTCTTTACCATCTCCCGCGCGCGAGCAAGGCTAAGGGCATCTTCGGCAGTCTCAAACCCATCATTGCCGTCGTCTTTCCTAACCAATGCTCGTACTATCTGGACATGTTTCCATTCAGCGGGCATGACTTGGCGCAGCCAGGCAACGAGGCTTTTACGGCTGATGCCGTATGACTGGGCGATTTGGCTGGTAGTTTGCTCGGTGAGGTATTTGTCCAGGACTTCTCTGGGGTCTAGATTGGGTGGGATTGCCTGGACTAGGCCATCGGCATTACGTCTGAGTTTACCTGGGCCTGGACGTCTTTGAATTCTGGGACCGCGTTTAACTCCCTCGTCTATTCGTACGTGTTCGGCCATGGGTTGTGATTATGGGTTACGGGTCGGGTTGTTGTCTAGCCTTGAGCGTGTTGACGGATCGCTTGCCTGTTGGGGTGGACTGCGAATGGACAAGAACAGGTACGTACCCTTTCCTACCCTACCCTTCCTTTCCCGTTGCTGTCTGCCTCACACAGAATCAACCGCTACCATGTCACCGCTGTCCGCCGGGGGTGCGTACGGGTGCATGGTGGGCACACTTTATGCCCTGTGTCGGGATGTCGTCAAGTACGGCGAGAGTTCGACGGTTGAAACTGATACCCCGCATAGAGTGTGCCAGCGTGCAACTTGAGTGCAACTTGATTCAAAAGGGTAAATAATTCCGTTGTCGCTGGCACGCTGTTTGCATATGGGTTAGGGCGCAGGACAGTCAACTAACCAGGAGAGCACAACATGAAACTCAACGAAACGCAACTCTACACAATAATCCACGCGCTGCGGGTTGCCACCGATACGTACCAAGCTGACATGGGCCAAGCGACCCGCGCGAACGA